GATCGGGGTTACCAGTTCGCATTTTTCGCTGTCCGGTCCGCTGATGCTGACATCCTTCTGGAATTTCCACTCTCTGCCGTCTGCGTCCCAGGCTGACCAGGTGCTGTATCCGTTGCGGCCTGCTGTGTTCTGGTATCTTCTCGTTCCGAAGAACTCTGCGGCGGTCTTTGCAGCCTTTTCTCTGGTAATGCTGTTCATCTCAACCTCGACCCCGATGGTCTGCTTCTTCATTTCCTCTATCTGTCTTGCAACCTTAGTATTCATGGTGGTTTCCTCCGTTTTTTTGGTTTTGTTTTCCCTTTCGGTATGTGTATATTACCTCTACTTTGACACTATATCAAGCAATATTTGAGATGTATATCCACCAATCATAAGGGCTGTTTTTCGGAGAAAGTTGTGTATATTATGGCGGTTTAATGGAGCTTTTCCACCTTGTCAACTCCGTAAACTATATTCAGTCCGCAGCCGTTGTCCCACTTTACCAAAAGGCTGGCGGCATCATCAACACCCTGTACAGTCCCCTTGGTTCCAATGGGAGGGGCTTGGCAGTCATCCATTTTTCGGAGAATCACTCTTGTTCCGATGGGGTACTCCTGTTTCAGCTTTTCGATTATCTCTCTGCCCGGATATCTCATTCCTGCTCGCCGTCCCTTCCGGCTTTGAATGCTGACGAGCCGCTGAGGTTTCGGAGCAGGATTTTTCTTTCCGCTTTGTACTCCGTACCGATAAAGCCGAGCCGCAGAAGAAAACACCTGAAAGCGTATTTTTCGTTATCAACATTCTTTTCTTTGGCTGTCACTCTTTTCGCATCCTTTGTCATCTTGCAGAGGGCATTGACAAAGTGTGTATAAGCCATCGCTTCATCAATGCTGACCTCTCCGAACCATGGAAAACAAATCGTTTTGCTTTCTTCATTTATTTCAAAGCCCAGATCCTCCACACCGAGAGCCTTTTTGATAAGACCGCCCTTTGCGTCAAGGAGCTTCGTAAGGTTTCCGACTGCCACGCTTTCCAGCGGCAGCGTTATCGTCAGGTTTATACTTTCGCACTGTTCCCCCTGTGTGGGCTTGTGTTGAGCTGTTTCGGTTTCTGCGGATACTTCCTCGGCTTCGCTTTCAGCCGCCGTGTCTGGCATTTCTGGGGCTATTCCTTCAAAGCCTTTCTGTGCAAGCTGTTCCAGAAGATTTTCGATTTCCTCGCTGTCGGCTCTGTCGTCAAACTCCAGTGCCCCGTCCTTCGTTACAGTGAAGTAGTCGATCTCGTAGGCACAGGTCGGCATGAATTTGTAAACCGCTTCTGCTCCGGTTATTTCGGAAATGGCCTTTACCAGTGCTTTTCTCTCTGCTCCTGTTCTGTTAAATTCTATTCGCATGATTATTGCCTCCTTATCGTCCTCGCAAGCTTCGCTCTATCGTTTCCGTGCAAGCACGAAAACTCATCCGCTCCGCTGCTCGTCCTCTCCCCAACAAGCCTGCGGCTTGCCAGGGTCCCCTTTGGGTAAGTACATATATCACTCTTTTTAGCCTGAAAGTCAACAACAACAGCCGAGATAAAAGGAAATCTACATAGTACACAAATCAGGGGAGAATATGTACATCAACCTGCACACCCTGCTTTTTGCAGTTGTCTATAACATACTTCGTACCTCTGGACTTGCCATCCCAGAAAGCAATTACAACATCTGCATATTCGATAATTTGCAGATTCCTTTTCAGCGGTGCTCCTCTGCCGTACTTGTTGTATTCCGGCAGAAACTCCATCAGCTTTAAATCATGCGACAAAGCATAATTTCTCGCACAGGTATCAATACCCTTTGCACCGCCGGAAACTATCTCCGTTGTATCCTCCGGCAGATATTTCCCCAGATCATTTACTGTCAGACCTCGTGAACCTATAACTGCTACTTTCATAAAAGAACCCTCCAATTTTATAGATATACGGTATATTCGCTTTTAACATTTTAACATATAAAGCGGCTAAAATGAACACATAATATATCTAAATAAGAGGTGTTCTTTTATGGCAGTAAAGAGTGTATCAATCAGAATCGAACAGGAAATGCTTGATAAGATCGGCTACATAGCTGATTATCAGGGTCGTTCCGTCAACAGTCATATTCTCGTTTTGATAAGAAACGAAATTGAAGACTTTGAAAAGGAGCATGGTACGATCACCGGGGACATTAATCCGGCTGAGAATGTAAAGCCTACAAGGAAGAACTGATTATCCGCTTTCAGCCGCATAATAAGCTATTCCGGCAATTACGAAAAACACGACAGGCAAGCTGACTCCGTTGCCCCATAATTTATACTCTGCTGAATCGCTGTGGGGATTTTGCAGCCACTTTCGTATCTGATTATCAGATTTCGGCTTTGTTTTCTTTCCCATAGCTTCATCGTACTCTTTGAAAATCTCCCGCCATTTTGCTATTTCCTCATCGGTAGGATTATCCGATGTAAGATCACTGCACCACCAGTCAGGGAAGCCCTGTAATCTCGCACATTCAGTCGGAGTGAGCCTCCGCACAATGTATTCCATTTCATCATCGGTATCGTTAATGGTCGGAGGGTCTTTATAGTCGCTTGCCACAAGGGTATCCGCAAGCTCCTCCGATGCTTTTGTATGGAAGGATGATTTACTGGTACAGTAGGTTGGGTGAGCAACCGCCCCCGGTCCTTTTGCTACCATTGTCGGTTCAACTTCCTCCTGAATGGAAATAGCGTATTGTGCGTTCTGTCCCATATTATAGGTTGCTCTGTCGATACCGTAAGCCACACCGTGTTGTTCAGTCGTATTCAGTGTATAACCGACACCTTCTTCGGAATAACCGTTTCCGTGATGGGACGGTCTTGTCCCATTGCCTTCTATCGCCACAACGGCAATGCCGCCCTGATTACAGGATGGATTGCCGCCGTTTCCGTCAATAGTTCTGCTCGTTTCAGCCTTATAAAATCCGCTGTTTGGATTGTCGCTTTTCATAGCGTTGCTGTCTTTTGAGCAGATGCCGTAGGCTTCTACTACTGCTATCCCGCCTTGATTGGCATCGGGAGGGATGCCGCCCGTATCCACAGTTCTCGCAGTATTTGTTTCATACACATTCTGTCGAGCGTTTTTCGTTCCTTCGGATGTAAAACGGACATCATAGGTTTTCTCTACCACGAAGGGCTGATTGTTGCCGCCCATACCGTAGGTAGCGCTCACGGTTGGTGCTATATCATCAAGCACTTTATATCTTGTATCTTGACTGTGGTTATCTATCACTGCGGCAGGAACTACCCCTGCACGAAGCGTTGGAGATTTTTCCTTTTCATAACCGATAGATCGGCTCTTTGCTGAATGCTCCGTACAAAAGCCTGCCGACTCCATTACCACAGGGGGATGATGTGATTCGGCACGAAGAGTGCAGGTCTTTTCATCCGTAACATCCATTCTGTCTCCGCCTTGATCATTCAGAACTATCGCACCGTTTCTTCCCGTTGACATTCCGCAGTTTATTCCGAGCGTTGCCGCTTTGTCAGATACAGCACCGTTATAGCCGTCTATCCCGATGCCTGACGCTCCAGAGCCTTGCGTAATACTTCGGGCAGCCGCTTGCCACGAGCGGAAGCTCTCCGCAGAATACCCTGACAAGCCTTCTGACTCAAATAATATTTTTCCGGCACATCTGTCATTAAAATCTGCGACAAGATAGATGCGTTTTCGTCTCTGTGGGATTCCCCAGTATTGAGAGTCAAATACCCTCCATGCGATTGAGAAATCATCTCCCAGAATTTCTCCCGCGTTGTGCCATTTTGCAGGTCGAGCCGCATCAATTTCACAGCCTTTGACCGAGCAGAAGCTTTCGAGGACTGCCTGGAAATCCTCTCCTTTGTTGGAGGAGAATGCCCCGCATACATTTTCCCAGACTGCGTATCTCGGATATTTGCCATTACTTTTACACCTCATTTCTTTTATGATTCTTATAGCCTGATAAAACAGACCGCTTCGTGAGCCATCAAGCCCGGTTCTCTTGCCGGCTATACTCATATCCTGACAGGGCGACCCAAATGTGATAATATCCACAGGCGGCAGGTCAGCACCGTTCAGCTTATTTACATCTCCGTAATGCTTTACCTCTGGCAGCCGCTTTTCCGTCACACGGATGGGGAATGGCTCGATTTCGGAATTAAAGACAGGCTTTATCCCGGCAAGGATGCCGCCCAACGGAAAACCCCCGGAACCGTCAAACAGACTTCCGAGGGTCAGTGTGTCATTGTTCATTCTACTTCTCCTATTCTCAAAAAATATCCTTTCAGTATTGACTTTTTTTGCATTTTTGTATATACCATAAGTAAGCACAACCGTACCAACAGGAGGTGTTGCTATATGATGACAGCAAAGGTTTTTCAGAGTGGAAACAGTCAGGCAATAAGAATTCCAAAGGAATTACAGACCGATCAAAAGGAATTTATCATCCGTAAGGTTGGCGAAGGATATATTCTTTGCCCCATAGATGATCCGTGGTTTCCTCTAAGACAAAGTATCGGTCAGATGCCGGAGGACTTTATGACAGACAGAGAACAGCCGTCTGATTCTGACCTTCCAAAAAGGAAGGAACTGTGACAGTCAATATCGAATAATGCTGCTCTCGTTCCTAAGATTTTGATTACGAATTATCCTCCATACGCTCCAGCTTCGGAACATCCTTATAATCAATACGCTGTCCATCCCTGATAACATACACATCCGATGAATCATTATTCTTATACTGAAGATATCTGACTACTGCTACGTCAACGAATTTCGGCTCAAGCTCTATGCCGTAACAGGTACGGTCGATCTGCTCACAGGCTATGAGTGTCGTAGCTGAACCGAGAAAACCGTCAAGTACAAGACCGTTCGTCTGCGTACACTGTTTGATAAGATACACGATAAGCGGCACAGGCTTTGAGGACGGATGCGAAAAACCTTCTTTTTCTGAATCCTTGATTCCTTCAAATTCAAATACGGCAGTCTGCTTCTGGTCGCCGTACCAGATATGCTTGCCGTCCTTTCGCCAACCCCATATGATTGGTTCCATATTGAATTTCCAGTCTGTACGCATAAAGGGTGCTCTCGGCTTTTTCCATATAAGCCCCGCACCAACCTTAAATCCGGCATCTTCAAAAGCATCATAAAACACACGGGTTTTCATAGTGGCATAGAATTCATATATTGACGCATCCTTTGCCATAGCGTTTTTGAAATTTGTAAATGTTTTCATCAGGAATTCATAAGCAGCCTTGTCATCAAGATTGTCATTAGCAATCTTGCCGGATTTGTTGCTGAGATTGACGAAGTACGGGGCATCGGTGCAGACAAGATTGACTTTCGTATCACCAAGCAGTCGCTTGTATGTTTCAGGGTCTGTGCTGTCGCCGCAGATAACGGTGTGTCTGCCGATGTGCCACACATCTCCTGTTTTGGAGAAGCATGGTTTTTCAAGCTCCGCATCCACATCGAAGTTATCCCCCTCGCCCTCTGTATCTGTTTCAAACAGGTCTGCGATTTCTTTTTCATCAAATCCGGTCATACCAATATCGAACCCCATATCTTTGAGGGATTCCATCTCAACAAGGAGAAGGTCAGTATCCCAGCCTGCATCCATAGCCATTCTGTTATCAGCAAGGATATATGCTTTCTTCTGTGCCTCGGAAAGATGCTCCACAAATACACAAGGTACTTCGGTAATGCCTTCTTCCTTCGCAGCCGCAATTCTGCCGTGTCCGGCAAGTACATTGTACTTACGGTCGATAAGCACGGGATTGATAAAACCAAACTCACGCAGGCTTGAGCGCAGTTTTGTTATCTGCTCCGGCGAGTGTGTCCGGGCATTGTTCACATAGGGTATCAGCTTGTTAATGTCAACAAGCTGCATCTGCGTTGTTGTTATCATCTGATCAGCCCCCATTCCGCAAACTTCTCAAAGCCGCCCAGATCGTGTATGTATTTCCTCGCAATCTCCACTATGTCAGAGTAGGGCTTGCCGTCAACAGTATCATCACCGATTGCACAGCTTATCTCAACAGGTCTGCCGAGAGCCTGTGCTTCAAGAAATGCAAAAATATTGACGCTGACATCAGCCTTTGACAAGTCTTTACCGTGCAGACCGCCGCCTGTAACGCTGTCGCCCATATCACTGCCGAGCTTGCGGTTCGTAGCACCGCAGTCAACATCACTGCCGCCTGTCCAGTTGCCGAGAGGATTGACCTCAGCAGACGCATAGATTTCTCTTAGCTTCTCTGTGTCAGCGTTGCTCTGACAGATAATACAGCGGTCACCGTCAAGAATATATTTGCCGTCCTTACCGTAAGCAATATACAGCAGCCTTGCAGTTTCGGTCAGCCGTTTCTGCTCATTTGTCACAGGCACACCTTTGAAGATGCCATTATCACCGCAGCGGATTTTACCACGCTGATTTTTTGCAAGAATAGGATCCTGCTTTGTTTCCAGATAATCTGTCATCAAGTTCGGTGCGATACGCTTAACAATTTTTGATATTTCGCTTGTGCTGAAATGCACAGAGGTTTCTGCCATAATATGGCAACCTCCATGTCCGAGCAGAACTTCTACTGCTATCCTCGGATCTTTTTCTTTACTGTATGCCAGATCAACTATCGCTCCGGCAATTCTGTCAGCGATCTTGTCCGGATGCTGTGGGTTCACCTTTTCGTACATAAAATTTACCCCCTAACCGAATTTCCGTTTCAGGAACTTTTTCAGTCCCTTACGGGCATCAATGAAATTTCCGGCAAGTACCTGTGTTTTCAGCTTTTGATACTGGCAGCTTGTCAGATTGTGCTTGTTTGCTTTCAGAGTATCCATAAACTCTGGCAACTCATTTTTTCGTTTCATTACTTTCCCTCCCTTGCACGGAGCAGTCTTTCCATCAGGTCGTTCTGCGGAGTTTCATCGTAATCGGTGCTGCAATTCTCCTTGACTATCTGAAATATCTCGTTCCACAGCCTGACCGCCTGATTCATGTAATTGATTCCGATATTGATAAACGGCGAGGGAATAGGCTTCTGCGTTGTCGGATGCTTTGAAAGAAATCCTAAACGGTTAGTCATTTCCTCGCACTGTATCCAACGGGCTGAACACATCGCATAGCGTTCCAAAAGCTGTGGGGATACCTTTGAGCTGCATCCGATACGATTCAGCCACTCCCAGGTGTCTTTGTAAATTTCGGCAGCCTGCAGGGATGTTCCGTCACGCTGTTCGGCGGAAAGAAAATCGTGCGGCTTCGGCATCTCCACACCCTCCATTTCGGGAATGTCCAGTACCTCTAATTTTCTGCCGCCCGGATTACCGTTTTCGGCTTTTTCCTTTACGGGAGATTTTTTTCTTCCGGCTCCCGAACGCTTGCCGCCCTGACCGCCTGTGTTATTTGATTTCGTAGGCATTTTCTTCACCTTCCTTCTGTTAAAAATCAGAGCAAAAATCACGCTCCCTTTATTACCCTTTTGAAATCGCCTTTTTTACACACGAGAGGGGCGCCCGTTCCTGTGTAATTCACTTTTTAAAGATTTTGACCGCCCCTGGGGTTGTGGGATAGTGACAAAACAGGGAATATTATTTGTCACTTATGCCAGTAGTCACCTCTCAAAGCGTGAATTCGTGAATGACATGACTGACATAAGCTCTTGAGATTGTCAAAGTCATTCGTGCCGCCTTCATCAAGAGGCTTGATGTGATGCACGTGTTCTACTCTCGTCAGGATACCCTGCGCAAAGCACTCCTCACAGAACGGGTGCAGCTTTACATAACGGGCACGGACTTTCTGCCATGCAGAACCATAGCGTTCATTCTTTTTGTACTTCCTGCCGTACCTTTCGTACTGCTGATTGGTTATTTTCTTATGCTCCTCGCAGTACAGACCGTCAGTCAGCTTCGGACAGCCGGGATAGGCACAGGGCTTCTTTGGTTTCTTTGGCATAGGGTTCACTTCCTTTTCGGGCATAGAAAAAGCCGCAGATCAGTTTATCAATACTGATCTACGGCTTTGGTTTTATTTATTTTTTTACACTACTATTCTACCACATTACATACTGTTAAACAATGTTATTTACTGTTAAGTTTTCGTGGCATTTTAATATTTTTCAATGCTTCACGATGAAGCCTGTAAACGCTTTCTATGCTGTAACCCAGTTCAACAGCAATCTGCTCCCATGTCCTGAAACACAGATAACGCAGTTCAAGCAGCGTCTGAAGTTCAGGGTTTCTGACATTTTTTATCACCGATACCATCTCCGCTTTCAAATCTACAAGGCTGTCTATATCTGCATTGATCTCATTTTCCAGATCAACCATTTTGACAATGATATCCTCCATACGATGAGTATTCGGTGAAGCATTTCCGGGCATATCACTGAGGGTAGCAGTCGCTTTTGTAGCAAGCTCACGAAGATTTGTTACCTGTGCTATCTTGCTGTTGATCCTCTGGTCTATTCTGTAACCCTGCTGTAAGTATTCTTTCGATGTCATAGCTAAAACCTCCGAAAAAGTAATATTCCACTCGGATTGACTATTATTGTCTTGCCTTTGCTCTTTTTTTACACTCATTTTCATATATTCGCTTTCACCGCATCAATAAGTGCGGACTGCGTATGCTCTTTTTTCTCCAGTGCTGCTATGATGTTTTCATCAATGGTATTCCTCGTTATGATGTGCTGAACAACAACTGTTTGTTTCTGACCCTGCCGCCACAGTCTCGCTACTGTCTGCTGATACAGTTCCAAGCTCCAGGTGATGCCGAACCAGACGAGGGTTGATCCTCCGTTTTGAAGATTAAGCCCGTGTCCTGCTGATGCAGGATGTATAAGTGCCACAGGAATTTCACCTCTGTTCCACTTTTCGATACTTTCATCAGTATCAAGTTTTACAAACGGCACTTTCAGTTCTGACAGCCTCTCTGCAATGCGGTCATAATCGTGCTTGAACCAGTATGCCACAAGCAGCGGTCTGCCGTTCATGCTTTCGATGATATCTTCCAGAGCATCTATCTTACGGTCGTGTATCTGAATGGCTTTTTTGTCATCGTCATAGATCGCACCGTTAGCCAGCTGACACAGCTTTCCGGAAAGAGCCGCTGCATTTGCCGCTGTGATCTCTTCATCATCCACAGGCAGAACAAGGTCTTTTTTCAGCTGCTCATATTTTTGTCTTTCCGTTGGTGACAGCTCCACATCGTACCTGCTGCTTATAAGCTCCGGCATTTGCAGGTGGTCTGTTGCTTTCATAGAGATAGTGATGTCAGAGATCTTCTCGTATATTCGTTCCTCTGCTCCCGGCAGCGGCTTATATGAATACACGATCATGCCGTTCATTTTGTCAGGTTGAAAATAAGTGCTGCGGTACTGTCCGATAAAACGACCGAGCCGCTGTCCCATATCAAGCAGTTTAAATTCTGCGAATAGATCCATCAGACCGTTGCTGCTTGGCGTACCTGTCAGACCCACTATTCTTTTCACCTGCGGTCTGACCTTCATTAATGCTTTGAAGCGTTTAGCCTGATGATTTTTAAAGGATGATAATTCATCGACAACCACCATATCATAATCGAAATATGTGTTTTCAATCAGCCAGGGAAGATTCTCACGATTGATGATGTAAATATCAGCTTTCTGCTGTAATGCAGCTCTGCGTTCTTTTTCTGTACCGACAACAATGCTGTAACGGAGATTTTTCAGATGCTCCCATTTTCTGATCTCCGCACCCCAACTGAAACGGGCTACACGGAGAGGTGCAATTATCAGAACCTTATGTACCTCAAAGCTGCCATACATCAGGTCATTAATTGCGGTGAGGGATATAACCGTTTTGCCAAGACCCATGTCCAGAAGAATGGCTGAAATCGGATTTTGTTTGATATATTCGATTGCGTATTTCTGATACTCGTGGGGTATGAACTTCACGTGGCATCACCTCTTATGTCTCTGATTATTTCAGGTATCTGCTGCGGATTATCAAGCACATACACTTTGAAGCCTAACTTCCGTAACTGTCTGTGTCTTGCCGTCTGCAACGGACGTGGGTGTTGTCCGGGTGCTTTTACTTCCACGAATGCGACCTTGCCATCAGGGATAAGTACCAGACGGTCAGGCACCCCGGAGAAACCCGGACTCACGAACTTCAATGCCAGACCGCCGATACACTTTACTTCCATCAGAAATAAATGTTCGAGCTGCTTTTCTCGCATTTTATCTGTATTTTTATTGCTGTTTGCCATAAGGATAACTCCTTTCTGGTTTTATAAAGTGCCAGTCGTGCTTGTCTGTATATAAAGTTCTCTATATAGTATTTTTTTGATAAAAACAGCCCTAAAGGGGATTTTATATATAGAGGGACACGACCGGCACATTTTTATATTTCTGCATCTTCTTCCAATAGTTTTATACCCATAAGAACTTTGGATTTACTCGTTCTCCTTCTGCGGATACCACGCAAATCCAGAGCATTATAAAACTCCGCAGTGCTTCTGATAAACTCACCCGTTCTCGAACAGTATGAGCGATAGGCAAGGTAAACATCACCCGATTTTTCCTCAAGCCCTGTACCCAGTTCACAGCAAGCATCAAGAAAATGGGACATCCAGTCATTATCCTGTTTGTACTTATCAATGGCATCCTGCACTACCTTCGGATTTTTCAGTCTGAAATAGTTGTCGATAGCCTTCTTTGCACCCTCAATAAGCCACTTCACGATATACCCGCCTGAATTTTTGATGAGGAATTCAGAGTAATTCTTTATATCACTTTTTCCGCTAATTTTGGCATTGAACGGAATAACGATAAGCCTTCTCCAGATACCGTCATCCATTGCACCCACCTTTGGCAGATGATTTGTATACAGCACGAGGGTATGACTGGGTTTGAAGGAAAACGGATCTTTATACTTCTTCTCTGCGAAAATCTCATCTGTTGAGCAAAGCTGCTTTACCGTTGATGTATTAAGACGCATTCCTTCTTCAAGCTCCGCTGCAATAAGCAGTCGCTTTCCTTTCGCTTCGGCAAGCTCCGGTTTTACATTACGCTTGCAGCCGATTGTCAGCGTATCCGCCGAGATGTTGCCGCTGTACGAACCAAGTGCTCCTGCGATAGAATTCCAGAAGGTGGATTTACCGTTGCTACCGACACCATACGAAATAATCAATTCTTCAAGATAAACATTGCCGATCGCACACAGTCCGGCTATCTGCTGAACATAATCTATAAGCTCAGGATCCTTTTCAAAAATGCGGTCAAGAGTATCGAGCCACTCCTTTTTACCATCATCTGAGGGTGCAAACGCTGTCATTTTCGTGATAAAGTCAGCGGCATTATGCTCCTGTCTGCCGTCAAGACCCTGTCGGAGATCGTATGTACCATCTGGGGTATTGAGCAGCATTCCGTCAGCGTCAAGATCGGTCGGCTTCATTTCGAGCATAGGCTTTGCCGCCTGCATTGCTGATACGATATATTTCATGTCACGACGTTTCATTACAAAAGCCTTATAAGATACAGCGGAAACATAGTCCTTATATAAATTCATCTGTTCTTCGTTAAAATTCGCTACAGCCTTTTTGCCGCCGGAGATTAGCGTTTCCTCCGATACTCCGGCACTGACCAGAGCTTGCATAGTATTTTGCACTGCGTCCTTTGCATCCTCAAGCTGCAAATCAAGGAATTCCTCCACTGCACCAACGGCTCTCTGCTTTGATTCCACCCAACGCTGACCGTCAAAGCGGATATAATCGGTAGCCGATGTATATCGGAGTTCATCTCCGTATTCTCTTGCGATAACCTTCGCCTGTCCGATATCGGAGTAGTCATAAGGCTTGAGTGATTGTATCTGAAAATCATATTCTTCGGGAGGAATATATCCGTCCTGCTCCATCACCTTTTTCGCAAAACGGCAGGCACTCTTCCATATCGTTTCAAGCTCCTCACTTTCCAGCGGAGGATTGCACTTGTTTGATTCTTCGATAAAGATGCTGTACGCTCTCTCGGATATGCCGTAGCGTTTGAGTATTCTTCCGGCAAAGCGTGACATGGTATTATTCCGCTGTCCCTGTGGTATTGTTTTGTCCGTCTGCGGCGGCGACAAAATACAGTCGATGGTGATCTCGCCTTCGTGCCAGAGGATCTCCGTTGTTGGATTTCCATAGATGAAACGCGCTGCATCAAGAGCGTTATCATCAAAAAAAGGATACTTAGCCATAAGCATTTCCTTTAGCTGCTTATAAGTGTCTTTGTCTGTGACGGTATCTATCGGGAAATAAATATGATGTCTCGGTCGTGGTGTTTTTCCGTCCTTCGGTTTCATATTGTTGCGGCTGGGCACAACAATAAAAGCGACATCTGGGAACATCGTTTTATACATTTCCGGCTTTATCCAGTCGTCAGGGTTATCCGAATGAGTGTTATCGTTATCCATTACAAGGCAGTTTGAATTCAGAAAATTATCCACGCTGCGGCGGTTGCCTTTGTATTCTCCGCAAACATGGTCGAATTCGACCACTTTAAGAAAATCCTCCTCACTGTCAATGAAGCACTTGTTCGGATAAAGCGTATTGCTTTTCTTTCCACGGCAGTTTGCTGTAAAAATAGTTAATTGCATTTTGTAATACCTCCGTTCATTTATACTCTTTGTATAAATCGGTAAAGCGGCGAATTTTTATACATTTTTTATTCGCCTTGTTTATTTCCGCCTGCATACCCGCCGTTATAGTATCGCCGAATACCCACAGCTGCTCACAGCGACCGATAAGCACCATATCCATGAACATTGCAAGATCACGCTCTTTTTCCTCATCCATGAACTGAGGAAACAGGAGGTGTGGTGCAAGAGGTATCGCATTGTTATCTACTGCAAAGCGGCAGTGTTTGATAGCTTTCTCTGTATTCCCGGCAATATTCCCGGAGTAGGGGCTGCATATGTAGACAAGCGGTCTGTATCTTGCAGCCTTTTCTTCCTTTTGTATTTTCGTCAAAGCGTGATATGCTGTCGGGTCGGGGTACATTTCACTGTTATAGATGTTCATCTGTTTCTCCTTTCTCTGAGCCAGGATTTGGCTCAGTCTTTTTTATAAAATTCGCATTCATATCCATCAGCACGAAGCAAAAGTCCCGAAATCCACGGAGGAGTTCTGCTCATCTGCCTGCATACTTCTTCAACGGACACACGCTTATCGCATTCGATGATTATTTCGTCATGCACATGGGCTACGATAAAGCAGTGGGAAAGTGTCTGTATTGCATAGCACAGGATGTCACGGGAGATAGCCTGAATAATGTTTTCTACCAGCTTTCCGCCGAAGGTTTCTATGCGTTCCCATTTCTTTACGGCACCCGTTCCCTGATAAGTAACTGATTCCGAACCGAAACGGTTTATACCCATTTTCGGCTTAACATAAGCAAGCCTTCTGCAGCTTGGGAGAGTAATAAACAGCATACCGCTTTGATATGTAAATTTCAGACCGTGCGTTTCTGTTGGGATATGTTTCATGACCGTTTCTTTGACACAGCGGTCAACATCATACCAAAGCTGGACGATATGGGGATTGGCGGCTCTCCAAGAGTCAACGAGGGGTTTTAATTCTTCTTCCTTCATTCCGGCTTCGATTGCTCCCATTGCTTTCAAAGCTCCGACAGATCCGCCATACGAACATGACAAAGTTGCCTGCTTGCCTTTGACTCGCAGTTCACTATTAATACCATGCTTTTCTACCGGCACACCAAACATACGGCTTGCCGTTTCGCAGTAAATATCGCCGTTATCAGCAAAAACATCTGACACCCATTTTTCTCCTGCAACATGAGCAACCACTCTCGCTTCAATAGCAGAAAAGTCGGCTACGATAAATTTATAGCCATCTCTTGGAACAAATGCTGTGCGTATGAGTTGCGATAAAACATCGGGGATATTATCGTATTTCATGGCAAGAGCATTGAAATTGCCGCTGCGGACAAGCTCCCTTGTACCCGACAAATCGTCAAGATGGTTCTGAGGAAGATTTTGCAGCTGAATCAAACGGCCAGCCCAACGGCCTGAACGGTTCGCACCGTAAAACTGAAACATACCTCTTGCACGGCTGTCGCTGCACACGGCATTCTGCATTGCCTGATACTTTTTTACTGATGATTTGGCAAGCTGCTGACGGAGCATAAGCACCTTTGCAAGACCTGACGGAGCAGTTTTGAGCAGCTCCTGAACATCCTTTTTGCCGAGAGAATCAACCTCAAGACCGTGCTGAGCAAGCCATTCCTTCATCTGCTGTACACTGTTCGGATTGTCAAGAGCCGTTATATCCTGCATCTCGTCCATAAGGTTATTTCTCGTTATTTCATCGATACAGATAGCGTTTCGTACAACATCCATATCAATTCTGATGCCACGATCATTTATTTCCTGATCGAGCCAGTATTCGTTCCAGATAAAATCCGGCACAGGAAATTTATGCAGCTTCTTCTGAATAGCCATCTCGACTTCTACATCACGCTTGTTATATTCTTTGAATAAAAGCCATTTACTTATATCGTGTTTGGGAAGGTTTCTTGTCCTGCCGCCGTTTGATGCTGTGGGAGCACAGGGAATGGAAAAGTAACGGATAAGAGCTTTTCCTTCATCCATTTTTTGCTCAGTGAGCTTCAGCACCTCGCCGACTGATTTCAGCGACAGCGGCAGTCCCATATATGCCGCCCATGTCATAGAGCATTTCCAGCCGTGAGGATCAAGATAATCACCGACTGTATCTTCATTTGTGCTGTAAGAATGGAAATACTGCGGATAGTTTCTGCGGAGATACACCGACAGACATATTCTTTCAAACATAGCGTTAAATGCCCATTTGGTGACCTTTTCGTCAGAAAGAGCCTGCAAAATATCATCCGGGATCTTCTCACCACGGGCAAGATCGACCACACGAACAGGACCATCATTTACCGAATAACCAAACAGCAGTATTTCAAAATTCGGACTTTCAGCGTATTTATAAACACCGCTTTTTGTCAGATCAACATCCGAAAAGGATTCAATATCTATACTGAGCTTCATTAAAACACCTTCTTCCGCAATTTCCGGGCGGCAGGAGATCCCACCGCCGTACTCTTGCTTTTACATTAGTTCAGGAAATCATCATCATCATCTTCATCGTCAATATCTGCAAAATCATCCTCTGCTCTTGTCTTGCCGCCGAGGGGTTCACCGTCAGCAATCTTCTGAAGATTGTTCAGACCGCAGGCAATACCCTTGTTGCCGTTGCTGTTGAAAGCATAGAAGGTGATCGACGCTCTGCCGTAAACACCGCTGTAAACCTCGGAGGTGTCGATGATAGGCTGTCTGTCTGCATCGACAATGCCAGGTGCTGTGGGAGAGTTCGCATTGACGAAGTAAGCATTCTGATAGGCTTCATCGTCCGGGCGTTCAACATCTCCGTCACGCAGTGGTGTTTTGATCGCTGCAAGCGGAGGTATGGATTTACCGTTGCCCTTGAGCTTTGACTGTCCTTCCTCATATGCCGCCTTTATCGCAGCCTTTATTTTCTGAATTGTTACGGTATCAGACTTGGGGATAATAAGGCTGACGCTGTACTTCGGCTTTGCGCCTTCAGCCATAGCCTTGGGTGTCCATACATTTGCATAACTCCAGCGTGTCTGTACTCCTGTGATTACCTTTGTCGGGTTTATAAATTTCTTTTTCATTTCAGTTGTCCTCCTCAAAATCCTTTGCAGCATTGGCTGCGATATTCATTTCCGGTCTGGCATCAGACTCCGATACCAGCGTAGGCTTGCCCTGCGGCTTTGTAATAAGACCGCTGAGAAGCTCTTCAAACTTTTTCTTGCCGAGCAGCTTTGACATTGCTGTAATTCCAAGAACCTTTTTTTCATAGGGATCGTATCCGGCTTTTGTCACCATGTCTGCTACTGCTTTTTCATCTGTGTATTTACGATTGGAGCGACCTTCGACAATCTTGTAGCCTCTCCACTTTTTGCCCTGAACTGCCTGATCCAGAGCGTAGGTTTTAATATCCTCCGCCCAGTCGATAAGCATATCCAGCTTTCCGAGAAGGCTTTCAATTTCGATGTCCTCAAGAGTCACCGGCATTTTGAAATCGTACTGTGCGAGCTTGAGATTGTATTCAGCCCTTGCACGGCAGTTGCTCTTTGCTTTGCAGAAACGGCAGTGTTCTCCGCATTGGAACTCACCGGCTCCCTGATATGCCATATCAGCCGCTGGCTTAAGAACGGTGAAAGCCCAGTTATAAAGCTCTCCCTTTGTCATTTCAAAGATGCTGATATTGTTAAGCCTGGGCTGGAAGATTGTCATAACAACATGGTTAATATCGAAGATTCCGTCAAACATTTCCAAAGCACCTATGGCATATATCATCATCTGAGTATTATTCAGAGCGTCGACCTTTACTCCGGTGCCGTATTTGAAATCAACGACATAGATGGTGTCGTTATCAATTATGATGCAGTCTGAAGTACCGAATCCCTCTTTGACGAACCTTGAAAAATCCACCCTCTGTTCTACGAACATAAGTGGCTTTCTGCCGTCATGCACAGTCAGAAGCTCGTTTATGTAGTTTCGGTATTCTTCAGTGCAGTCTTCCATTTCCTTGTTATAATAATCAAGGTTTTCTCTGATATCCAGCTGTTCATAGCCAAGAAGCTCATGGAGCTTATATTCGCACAGGCTGTGTGCCGCTGTGCCTTCCGCTGCATATTCGCTGGGCTTTTCCTCAATATCCTCTGACATTCTGACAGACGGCGGACATGATATCCATCTTTCACTTGATGAAGGTGAAAGTAAAGCGTGTGTTTCAGGCATTGCCGATCGCCTCCAGTTCCTTCATCAATGCAGGATAGTCAGCCGCATCAATCTCCGACAGCTTTTTAGCACCAAACTTTGTAATCAGTGCTTTGACTTCTGCAGTGTAGCCGTCCTTTGATTTCATTCCGAAGGCTGTCTGTACGTCCTCAAAGGTCAGCGGCTTAGACGGTTCTTCCGGGGGCTGTTCCTCCGTAAGAGTCTCTGGTACTTCTGCCGGCTTTGCCCTTTTCTTGCGGGTTTTTGTCTTAGGCTTTTCCTCGTCCGGCTCTTTGCTGTCGATCAGGTTGTGCAGCTCATCATAAATACTGATAAGTGTATTGCCGCAGCTCTTGATCTCATCAAGCAGTGCCGAGATTTCACTCATTGTACTCATCGCATTTTCCTCCTTCGTTAATAGTGACTTCACTGACCGTATCGCCCGGAATCAATACCGTGAGCTTTATCGGTGTACCGAGCAGAAAGCGGAGCAGCTTTTCTCTAACAGTGACGCGGCGACAGGAAAGCACTCCGCCGTTGATCTTCTGTTTCGAGATTCTGATACCTAATGTCTGCATATCGCATTTCCTTTCCGAAGGGCGGTTTTGTAATGCCCTTCACTATACGGAGATTCAGAGGGCATTTTGATGGGGGTGTTTTCAAAAATTTTCTAAAAATTTTTTCTTAGCACCCTCTATCGAATCATAAACACTTCGATAATTCTTATTTTCAATTCGTGCAATCTCTCTGACAGACAGTCCGGCAGCCAGCATCAGAAGCCTTTTTCGCTGTATTTCGGAAAGCCCTAAAAGAGCTTTATTGATTCTCTCATTATCAAAATTCAGCTCCGTGATTGTTTCCGGTGTATCATCGCTTGAAAACTCATCGCTCTCATACTCAAAAGCGTCATATGAGATGCAGTGATATCTGTCCTTACGCTCAAGGTTATCCTCAGCTTTTCTTGATTCGAGAATAAAGCCTCCGATTTCCTCATCTTCGATTTCTACTGTGGAGATTTCTCCGTTGTCAAATTTCCAGTCGATTTTCATACTCTTGTCCTTTCCGCCAGTACGCAGAAAGGGCAGAGAAAAAAACAGCCGGGGTGCACTCTGGAGCATCCCGACCTTACTGCCTGAAAAATGGTATAAGGAACAAAGGGTACTCCATACCGATATTTTCGCTGTATACGAATTTTCGGTATTTGTATCCTCTGCCCTTATACGTAATCAGGCATTAAATATTTTTATTTGTGATTGATGAATTGAAAATTCGAGTTAAAAAACTCTTTTTCAACAATGATAGTCCATATCTTATATTGATTTTTGTAGTTATCTGTAATATTGTGCTTATATTTAAAAATATTTTATTTGATTAACATTTTCAACATAAGCGGTGTAATTCCACATTCATGTGAATGATATATGATTCATCGACTATATGCAATAATACTTCTCATTGAAGTAGAGCAGATTGTAAATGACTTTGGCATGAAGTCAATTAATGATTTTTAAATTCACGAAGCAACTGGCACATATGATACCTATCGCTCCGTTGTTGACAGCGATCTTGTAAAGTACCGTGGTAATTAATCATCTGAATCGATGAACATCAAATCTCCGAAGACATCACTGTAGTAAAGTGAACTTAGATCCTCGAAGCCAGTAGCGTCGTACCGCATGAATACCGACTCCGTAACCTCGCTGCCGTACTTCGCCGAAACGGACGCAGCGAGGTTTTCTATGTTGATCCGCCAGTCTTGTTTGGTCATTTTTCAATCCTCCTAATGGCTTTTTATAAGACATTCTTGCCTTGTGCTATAAGTAAACCACAAAAAGAAAGTAATGTATATTCCACTTATATATCATTACTTTTCTGTAAATATACCTTGTCTTGTCTTGAAAAAGAGCATTATTTCTGCTATATTATCGGTAGCACATTATTTTATGCATTACTTATTTATGAGCAATAAAATAAGAGCCCCTTTGAGGGACTCGTTGACAGACAGTTATGGGTGATGAAAATGACAAAAAGTGCGAATAAAATCAAAGAGAATTTCTTGACCAGTAATGTTTTTACATTTGAATCATATAGGTGCAGTTGCGATGATACGCTTGTTTCAACAAACATCAGTCTGCAACCCATGCCGGCTATAAGGCTTACACCGGACAGTAGTAAACGGATTCATTTTGCATATGGCACAAAGGTCGGTCTTGTTCGTCTGAACGAGGACGGTTCCATCGCAGAAAGTAACATTCTCGGAAAACTTGTAGCCATTAAAGCTAACGATATACAAGCATACTGTTCCTTCTTTGAAACGAATGGATTTCTGTTTCCAATTGCGGTTGGCGGTTCCGAGGTTATAGGAATACTCGAGTTACAGGCTTTGGTCGATCGGCTCCACGCAACTTTGGAGCTAATGTCAACAATTACAGATATGTCGCGGACGAGCTATGAAAAAATAGTACGCATGGTTTTTTACCATCTATTTGCACCGATTGTATCTGTGGAGTTGAATGGCGGCAAATACAAATATATTTCTGAAAAGCACCAGTACAGATCTTTTCTCGAGTCAAACAAGGAAACCGAAAGAGACGCACGATTGAACGACACCTTCAACAATACCGACTTTTCATTTACGGACACTATTGCTACGTTCAGCATAAATGCGGAATTTGTTGATTCTGTACTTAACGGAACGCAGGCAGACAGCAAATACGAATTACCCCTCTTCAAGGAAGTGTTCACCGTATACTGCGCCCCACGAGCAGGAAAACCGAAATCCATGCTTTTCATCAATGATTTTGTTTTCCATTATCTCTATGAGGTTGGCATAATCGACTATGTGGATCTCTATGAGACTCACTATGTTAATGATGAGCTGGATAAAACACGTTTTGAGGGAAGGCTTAAAGCGGCTGCGGTTGAAACAGCCAAATACATCATAAAAGCGGAAATAGAGAAAAACCTTCAGCGTGTGCGTCCGACATATAGCTTTTCCAAACTTGAACCGGCATGGAAGATAGATTCGCTCCTCAGTGCGTTGTATTTCGGGCTGTTCTATATGCGCCCCAACATGGAAACCTACCGGCGCTGTGCAAATCCGAAATGTGGTGAATTCTTTCTCGTTCCTGTTTCGTCCAGAAAGAAAAAATACTGCTGTACTGCCTGTATGAACAGAGAAATGGCGGCGCGGAAACGTGCCAGGGATAAACTGAATGCTACTAAAGAGCAATAAAAAAAACGGGGAGGATGGTTAGTCCTCTCCGTCTGCGTTTTCTGCTATAAACGGTTTTTCAATTTCTCGAATCAACTCTTCCTTGTCGGAATCATGATTGCCGTCATAGTTCTTCAATAAATACCGAGTGTCAAACACGATACCTTGAACTCGTTCATAGATTTCCGGGTCATCTGGGTGGTCTACCCAATCACCGACGGCCTCTGCAACATTTCCAAATAAACCGCTGATCTTAAACTGATTATTGGCTCTGTTATATGGCATGATGAATGCATTGAAAACTTGTGCCCCATCTTGAGTTCGTTGATTCTTTACGAACTGACCATATGTAATCTGTTTGTTGATATCGGATGACTGCGGCAACAAGCCAGGGCCGTACTGCGGAAGAATTCCGTATCGATAGTATTTTGCATCGAGAACATAGTATTTTCCACCGTAAATCATAATCGTATCGGGCTCAAGTGCACTTGCAGGCTTGCCTTTGTTTTTGCCATATCGTTCCGTCCACAAGCCGTGAGGAAAATAATCATCTTTATTTGGGACACCGAAGACTTTATCGATGAGTCTCTCCCAAACTGTCTCAAATTTGTCAGTGCCGAAATAAAACTGTTTATCTATGGTCTGATTATCCCGGAACTCGATCATCGCAATCATGGATCGGAAGAGTTTCTTGTCATTATCGTTGTTTGTGCTGCCGAGTTTCGCATTGAGGGTAGCCAAAAACATATTCTTGTCGAATGTAATATCTGGCTGCTCCGGTGAATTGGTTGTATATAACCAACCAATTCGCTCAAAACTCTCGTAAACACAATAACGATGGATACGAGTAATGAGACGATTCATATCCGGCGTATTGACGCGTACCACCTGGTTCAAATAAAGCAAGGATTTTCCTTGTACCATAGGTGTCTGCGTTTTTATTGTTCGACCCCAATGCGTTTTCCCACGTTTATCGACCTTGTACGTTGTCTCTGTTTCCGTATAGTAGCTGCCGTTGTGATCCAGATAATAGTTGATAACATTCAGGTATGCCTGAATTGGGAAGTCCACAGATTGCGGTGCCGTAAACTTGTCCATCTCAAGCACTCGATCTGTTTTCTCGGTAAAAGTAGTCAGCACTTGAAACAGATTTTTTATGTCGCGGCGAAGCTCATCATCCTGTGCGGGCAATTCATAGCCCATAGGGAAATAGATCATCGCATTGTTGCTGTCGGCTTTTACACCGACAAAACGATCACCATCTCCGTTTTGATTGATATGGCAGTGTTCTCTTATTACAAAACGCTTACGATCTATAGCCATGAACTCACCACCAATCTTTTATGCGTTGCTCTTCGGAACGATTGAATTATAGATATTTTCCTTAAACACGAGGAAACGGTCATTGCCGGTTGATGTTACGAACAGTTCAATAACATCCTCCAAGCTCTTTACTTTATCAAGGTTAAACACATCTTCCTTCGTAAACTTAAAGGCATCATCCCAAAGATATTTGAGAACCTTTTCGGGGAAACGGCTGATTTGACGTTCGCTACCGTCACCCATTGCAAGATCTTCCTCTGAGACGAAATGCGTTCCCAGGCGCTTATCTTCAGAAGATGTCATGCGGATATTTTTGCCGAGAATAAAGCTGTTGATTTCTGTAAAGAATTTTTCCCAGGTGACATCCGTATCAAGAATTTTTGTGCCGGCGAAGTGCAATTCATCTTCTTCGTCATGGAACTTATTCTTAATAAGTCGCATATTCCATCTTCTTTGGAATGCGGTATCCAATGTAAATACGTTTTGGTCGCTCGTATTCATTGTACAGAGAATGCACATGTTCGAGGGGATAGAAACTTTGTGGCTATCGTTCAGATAAACAATTTTTGCAATATCTGCGTTCGTGATTTCATACTCACTGCTACCATCCTTGTCTCTATCAAGAAGCTGGAAAACGTCGCCGAAAATAGCCGGAGCATTTCCGCGGTTAACCTCTTCGATAACGAGATAATACATCTTATCCGGGTTGATGTATGCCTTGCGGACAAGTTTTGTAAACGGACCAGCGGAGAATTCGTAGCTGACGCTGCCATCATCACCGACCTTAGGGAGAATCTGACCTACAAAGTCAGAGTATGTATAATCCGGATGGAAGACAAGGCGCTCCATACGAGACTCGTCATTGCAGTATTCATGCTTGATTGTCCACGATTTCCCAGCACCGGGTACACCATAGAGGATAATGTTTGTTCCACCTTTTACTCTCTGAGCAATCACTTCATCCAAACCGATCTCTTCATGCTCATCCACAGAAATGTTTCGGCAGTACTTATGGAACACGCGTGCAAAGGCCACATTCGTAATATCGCACTCTTTTACAAAAGCATTGATTTGACCGAGTCGACCATAAGCAGTATCGTTTGGGGTAATCTTCAATGCAGTCAAAACGCGGATCTGCCAATCCTTGTTATAGAAAACAGGAATGAGATCGGGGAACAGCATGTGGTAATACTTGATAACCCAAAGGCTATCAACCAGATCCGGTATCGAGGAGTATAGTTCTGTGTAAAGAGTCAAATAATCCTCGACCGAATTAACTGGAAGAGAGTTTTTGATAATCTCGGCACCCTTAACAAGTCGATCACGAACTGCAGTACCCTTGATTATTGCTTCATCAAGAGACAGCTGCTTTGGGTTGGCTCTCGTGCCAGAAGTCCATATCGATGCCTCTTTGTCAAAGAACATCGGATACTTGAATGCGTTTCCGCCTTTTACGCTACCAAACAGTTCCGTGTTACGGGCAACATATTCAAGCTCATGACAAAGGTTATCAGAGCTTGCACCCAAGAACAGTGTTTTAAGCAAATTTTCTCCAGACAATGCAGAAAGAACATCAACCCCAAATCGGCTGTTAAAATCAATGTACATTGCCGCCACTTCACTATCATCAGCAGCAAATTCTTTAGACTTATCACGAAACCATTCTGGTGTTAAAACCGTAAAGTCCGTGATCGGCGGAATATAATCAAAATCAGACTTGTCAATATTATAGATTTTAAGATTCTTTAATCGTGCTTCAAATCTGGCCTTAACCGATGGGTCAACAATTATATGCTTGCCACCTGTTGAATCACTATCATCTTCGGATAAGAAACCCCATCTGACAAGAATCATTATCGGCTTAGCATCAGTATATTTCTGTGCCTCTTCTCCTAAATCTACCTGCCCAACACTACGAAATCTTCGTATGTCTGATAAGCTGTCGGTATAGTTGCCGCCGATATCCTCCATCTTCCACAGTAAGTATGCAAATTCACGATAGGTCAAGTAATCCAAGTCGAGTGATGCTCGTACAAATAAAGATGGGGGATCGACATCAGAGCTGCTATCAGGGCAACCATCGTTGTCTCTGCCAAATTTCACTGTTTCCAAGGCATCCATCAATACTTCTTGGATTTTAGCGGTATTGCTTGCTTGGATTGCTTCGTACATTATGCGACCGGCTTCGGTTATACGTTTTGTATGCAGGTCACGGCTAACGGTGAATCCAAAATAAGAGGTGATCTGTGCTTTCTTCGTATATGATGAAGAATATTGATCATCTCCAATCATTGCCTTAAGTTTTGTTTTGTACTCACCATTAGGCAGCCAATCACCTGCTTCGTAATATATTTGAAGCACAGCCTCTATTTCATTAAGCAGTGCACTGTTTTTAGGCATTACTATTTTTCCCATATTATTTATCTCCTTCAATCAAGTTGGTTCAAGAGAACCTTCATTATTTCCATAACAAGCCGAGAAGGAATGCCTTCTCCGAACACTTTTCGGATAAAAGTCTCATCAGCCCAATCAGGGATTGGCCAATCTAATGGAAGAGACATCACGATTAGGAGTTCGTATATTGTCAGCACCCTGGGGTCAGTGTAAAGAGTTTGGCCGTCTTCATCCAAGTAAGGATGTCCGGGATGCACACAGGCCAATGAAGAAATAACCCCATTGTTTTGTGTTACTGTCCTGCACGGCATGTCCCATTTCAATCTCCGGTAATGATTGTGATGTGCCTTAACTGGTGTTCCGTCTGCCTTTTGAGGATAGTACACCTCGTTGTATATTGCAGATTTTCCAGTTGGGGTATGCATCATCCATTCTACTTGCTTCCAAGAATGCTTCGGAGGGTAATGCCATTTAGAAACCTTTGCCGCTTCCGCCTTTTTTGTTTCATACTCAGGGAAATGTTTTATGGTTTCCTCGATTCCTTCTCGTAGCAGAGGATCAAGCGAGGGCAGGTTGCCAATTGCATCTCTTAAAGTGATTTCTTTCTGTTTCTCCGGAAATTCCCATATAACCGGTTGATCCTTTCTTACCAGAAGAAATATGTTTCTCTCTCTGAGCTGAGGTACACCGTGATCTTTAGCCATAACAAGTGTTTCCTTGTTAAAGTTGTAATACGGCTCAAGTTCACACTTGATGTATTCCGGAATAAGCATTATTTTTTCCCCAAGACGGATTTTAGTAGTTAGCTGCTTAGGGACATTTTCAAGCAAAGCGAATCGGGGTTTTATTCTTTTGATTACATCAATTGCGTACCAAACAAGCTGATTTCTTGAGTCAAATTCTAACCGAAGACCCGCCTCACTCATTCCTTGACAAGGAGGTGTAGCAATTACAAAATCAACCTTTTTTTTAATAGATTCATTTACAATTGCATCCCTTACAGCATCGTCCGTTATATCTCCGCATACCATATGTGCGTGAGGGTACACATCTTGATAAAAGCGTGCCCGGTCATGATTGATCTCATTTGCAATCTTGATATCGATGCCAAGACTCTCAAAATAAGCTTCTGCAATTCCAACATTAGCAAACAAAGAAAGTCCTATTAATCTTTCCATATTATTTCATCTCCCGTATCAGTTTTTCGAACACCTTCTTTACGAAGAGTGGGGGGATGCCTTCTCCAATAATTCTTCTCAAAAAAGCCTCCGAGGTGTCTATAGGAACCGGCCAATTATTGGGCATACTCATGATAATCATAATCTCGTACAAAGTTAGGGTTCTGGGATCCGAATAAATCTGACACCCTTCATCGTCAATGTATTCCTTTCTACCAGGATGAACATTATTTTGCGATGATATTTTTCTATTATCCATAGTTACTGTATAGGCTGCGGTATCCCAATTTTGCCTCTTATAGGTGTTATGATAACCTTTAACTGCCTCGCCGTTTTCTTTTGTAGGATAATACTTTTCGTTATCAAAAGCCGTACACCCAGAAGGAGTGTGTTGCATCGCAACAACCTGCCTTTTAATATGATATGGTGGTACATTCCAGACTGATATTTTCATTGCTCTCTCTTTTCGCTCATAGAAGTGAGGAAACATATGAAGCAATTCTTCTTCGGTAACATCTGTGACAAAAGGATCTACAATAGGCAAGTCACCAATTGCATCGCGCATAGTAACAATCTTGTGGTCTTTTTCTGGTAAAATCCATTGATTCATAATGTCTTTTCGTGTTAACAACATAACAGCCCGTTCTCGAGTCTGTGGAACAGAATAATCCTTCGTATCAATTACATATTGATTAATGTGGTATCTCGCTCCTAACTCCTTGTTTATGTATTCAGGAATAAGAACTTTAATGCCTCCTACCATTATCTCTGTCTGATAAAAAAGGGGGACATTTTCAATAAATACATATTTAGGATTAATTCGCTTAATACTTTCAACAACAGGACATATTAGTTTGTTGCGTTCATCGTTCTCATCTTGCTGTCCTGCGGTACTCATGCCCTGACAAGGAGGGGTAGCCATTATTACATTTACATTTGCAGCGATTGATTCAGCGACTATCTTTTCAAAAAGAGTACTATCAGTAATATCTCCGCAAATCATTTTAGTCTGCGGATATATCTTGGAATATAAGACAGCCCGCCGTTCGATTAGTTCATTTGCAACAGCAACATTAATTCCAATAGACTCAAAATAAGCCTCTGCCACACCGATGTTTGCAAATAACGAGAGAACTTTTAACTTGCAACCAATATTTTCGCTCTTGTTCTGAGAAAGCGAATCAACAAAATCAAAATACAACTTAACAGCTTTTTTTATTTGGGATTTGACATTCGTTGTCAATGATTGATACTCATCAAGTTGTTCCAAACGAAACTGATAAACAGGATCGTTAAACCAGGGCAAAAAGCCATCAGCTCTTTTTAGTCTGGATACAGTATTACTTATAGTTCTATCTGAATAAGCCTTGGTTTCAGTAAGCCAAAGCCTGAAATTACTCAAATCTACCATATCAATTATCCTCCATGGCAAGTATCCGGGAATAAGCCACAATGCTATTATATTATAGCATATCCCAATTATGGCGTCAACTATTTGACGCCAAATTTATTGTAAAATGTTTGAGAGGTTCCCTCAATGAATCTACTATAACAATCAAAATAATTAACAGCAAACGCCACAGGATTTAAACCATCCTAAACAGTCTTCTTTCAGGATCAAGGAAAAGGCGTTTTTAATAGCATCAGGAAGAAGCGAAGCAGCTCTCACTTTTACTTTTCTTAAAAATGATTTGATCTTCGACCACATTTTCTCAATAGGGTTGAAATCGGGGCTGTACGGAGGTAAATACAAAAAGTCTATATTTGCTTTCCGCAGAACCTCTGCTACTTTTTTTACATGATGAGAGCGCATATTATCCATAACAACAATGTCACCTTCATGCAATGTGGGTATCAATACTTTTTCAAGATAATCGACAAAACGATCCCCGGTAGTTCCTCCTTGATAGGTTGTGTAAGCTGATTTGCCGTTCAAACGTATGGAGGATAGTATGGTAGTGTTTGTTGGAGTATTCTCCGGAGTATTGTCAACAGCTCGTTTTTTGCCAACGGCTCTTCCGTAATGCCGTGTCATGTTGATATTTACGCCGCTCTCATCAAGAAAAACCAATTTGTCGGCATCTGTTTGTGATATCTTCTTTTCCCACTCATTTCTTTTCTCCCTTACATCGGGAACGACCTCTTTCCGACGCATAGATAGACTTCTTTTTATAACGAAAGCCCATCTTTACGACATGTTGTCTGACAGTTTCATCGTTTACATTCAGATGCAATGTTTCATTGATCTCATGTATCGTGATGTCATTATTCTTGTTTATCAGATCTTTTATGCGTTCATCATCCTCCGGTGTGATCAATCTCTTGCGTCCTCTCTGATGGGTTCTCAGTTTGGTGGTTCCGCGTTCTTTATAGTCCTGTATTCTCTCGTATACGGTTCTTTCATTTACCCCAAATATCTCAGCTATCATTTTTACGTCATGTGTCTTTTCGTATGTTTTTATCAATATCTCTCTTTCTTCCTGGCTTAACATATTGATCACCTCTAACTACATTTTACCACTTATGTCAAGTCCGCTGCTTTTTTGTTGGATTGCTATATTCACCCGTTAGCTTTGTTCTTTGGCAACTTTTGTGCATAAGTTAAACATTGAAAAAGATTAAAAAGTGGTTCGAACCATCGTTTTTTGGAAATCTATTCTCAGAAGTCGTTTTTGAAATTGTAAATCATAATCATCCTGAATTTCACCAAACAAATGACCAAGTTGTTATACAGGATTCATGTCAATTCACCTCTTACTCATGCCGCCGCATTAAAACACTCTGGATGATCCTCGGGGGTAATCAGGAACTGATATGAATATCTTTTTTCCTCGTCTATTGTACAATTCAAAACCTTAAGCCAAGTAAGCTTATGCAGCGTTGCGTTTGTATGACTGTGACTATAATTCAGTTCTGCAATGACCATCTCAGCTGAAAACAATCCATCACCGAATATACTGTACATTTCTGATAAGATGTTTTTGGTTCCTTTCTCGATTTTATTGAAGCTATTTTTCAGTGCCTTATTAATTTCATAATTGCCATCAGGCAACAACTCTACAAGCCCAAGCTGCTTTGCAAATGCCATGTCAGTGCTCATTTTCGTTGTTTCCCCGATTCTTTCGTAGTCTTCTGCAGTTATTACCCCCTTGCTTAAGCAGCTATAAATTACCGAACCGATTCTCTTATCCTTTTTGCTGGATTTGTCAGAATTGATAAGTTCTTCTATCAAATTTATAATATCCGGTGAATAATCGTTTTCTGAAGAATCAGGCTTAATAGAAAAACTGAGAATTTTTCCATTCCGGTCTAAGACTCCACTTTTTATGTATTTTCTGAGTAGATGATGCAATTCGCTTGAAGAAAGATCAATATTTTTTCGGATATCTTTGCCTGTAAAAGAGTAGATTCCATCATTTAAGAATTTTAATAGTATCTCAGCAACCTTTTTTCCGTTTAAACTTGTTCTTGATGTTAATTCCAACATAATACTGCATATTTCATCTTTTGTATACAAGTGATTGTTTTTAAATATGTGCTTAGGTGACACTACTGTTTTAAATCTATAATAACGTTTCGAATCTCTTATATTAAGCCGTTCTATAATTCCCGAATCAATTATTCTCTGTATGTTATTGTGGACTTCTTTTTTTGATATTGTTCCATTACCTTCAATTACAATATCCTCTGAAGTAAATGTGTATTTACCTGATAAGATAAAACTCTTTAAAACGGTAAGCAGATTTCTTTTGTTTATTGAGGTGGTTTTGCAAAACTCTATTTCCACTAACTCCAATAAATCATCAATTTCGAGATCATCTTTAATATCATTAACTTCCCCCGAAACCGCATTACTGCTGTTTTGCTCCACACTGCTGGGTGCCAATGAGTTTCTCGCCATTTCCCGTTCCGCTTCAATACTCTCGGTATCCTTTTTCTTTCTCTTATCCCTGATCTCATCCACAAAATCCGATAATACCGAAAGATAGTAATCTAAAAAGTATGTAAGGTCGTTCCCGTTTGCACCTCTGACGATCTTAGCAATCGCATCAAAATATTTGAAGCCGCTTTTTGCAATTACTGCGGAAATGCTTTCCTCTCCGAAAAATGTGTAGCCGGAGCGTATGAGAATTATCTCCGAAAGAAGCCTGCCCAGCCTTTCATTGCCATCAGGAAAAGGTCTGACGACCATTGCCCATGCCTGTGCAACAGCCGCCTTGATCAAAGGATGAACACTCATATCCGCTAAAAAAGCCGTTATCTCGTTGATGCACCCGTTCAGCCTTGCGGCGCTCGGCAGAACATAGCTTTCTCCCTGCATGAAATAAATATCCACGCTGTCTTCGGTTCTCAGTTCACCGCCGCCGTTGTCAAGACCGTTTGTCAGTATCTGTGCGAGAACCTGAAGGTAATCCCTGTTCAAAGGACGGTAAATATTCTCTGCGGCAAAGCTCCCTGCCTGTCTGTTATTGAGTATCATAAGTTCCTCAGCGTCGAGGGCTTCTTCACCTCTTTGCAAAAATGATACCGCTTCCTGGGCAGATATCTGCGACCCTTCAAGGTATCCCGTGAAGAATATTTCCCTGATTGTCATAACTGAGCTTAACAGCTTGTCAGTATAATCGTTTTCGTATAATTCATTGACAATGTTTTCGCTTGCGATTATCATTTTGTCTGTCAGCGTGTACCAATACGACTCTCCGTTTGCGTTGGTCAGCGGCAGTGTTATGGCTTTAGCACGGCGTTGCTCCAGCACCGTGCTCCATATCTCATCTGCATTTACCCCCAATGGAAGATAACCGTATAATTCGTTTCTGGCAATGTATTTCTCACCGATAACCCTGAAAAGTCGCTCCCTGTCCATATCCGCACCACCTTACGCAATAATTCTGACCTTTGAAAGATCAAAGCATACAGCCTTTATTTCCGGGTAGCATACCCCGATACATTCTCTTGCCCGGTCATCGTTCCAGTTCATTTTCTGTTTTATCTGCTTCATTATGCTTCTTGCACCTATCTCGGTGGCTATTGTTTTCTCTGAGGGAAGAACCACCGCTTCAATATCCTCCGTACCACAAGCACGGAGTACGAGCATTTTCTCCTGCATATTGATAAGGATCTGAACCTGTCTCGGTCTGCCGAGTGCTTCTATCGTTCCCTCGTTAAGTGTGAAAAGTCCTTCCCTTAAATCCAGACTCAGTATTATCTTATTCATCGCTGCCCTCCGTCTGCTCTGTGTCACTTGCTGAAATATACCCATCAAGGAAATTTACCTGTGTTGACATATCATGCTCCGCTACCTTCATGCCAAAGCTGCTCTGCCAGTCCTGCGGAAATTCCGCAGCCGCCGCTTTTACCTTGCCTGTGGCGGCATCCTTTTTCTGCGGCAGGAAGCATTCATGGGCATTAAGGTCAAATAAATACATCTGCTCATTGTTGTACCTGATTTTCATACCCTGCAAACGGTATCTGTAAACAGGATCCCAGCCCATCATCTCATAGAGCCTTTCCGCAAATATCTTGCAGGTGATCTGACGGCTTTTTCGTTTATCAGCCTTCAGAATACACCAGCGTATCGCATCTCTTGCTCCTTCATCACACGGTCTGATAATCATTTTCTGCTCTGTAGGATTGATAAGGAACTGTATGTATGAAGCATTTTCGAGCTTGCTGATACAGGAATTATTGAATGTAATACTGTTTCCTCTGATGGTCATTGCCGGGTCAAAGCGGTGAGATATAAACTCTCTCCTTACCACCTGATAGCCCTCAAAGCTGAAATTTGCCTCCTCGGCGAGTCGCTTTGCTTCAAGCTGTTCCTCACGGCTCAGACCGAACTGCACGGGAACGGGCTGCTGTGTGATCGGTCTTTTCTGCTGATTCAGCCCGTTCATCCATAACTGCGTATTTTCCATCGTACTCCTCCTTATATGCAATCTTTATAGTTCTTGCCCTTCCAGATTTTCGTTATAAGAAGCTGGTCAAGCATTTCACAAATCGTTACAGCACAGTCCGACAGGTTTTCTTTGTTAATCGGACTGTCCGATATTTCCTTGTAAACCGTCAGCATTGTTTTCTCGTCAAACGCTCCGTAAACCATGCGGCTTGATTCATCGTGCATGATACATTCGCAGCGGTACATATATCCGAGCCAGTACGCAAAGGAAAGAGCGTCGATATCACTTACCTCCTCGCCGGATAACTCAAGCAGTGCCTTTGGCGGCTGACAGCTTTCCGCCTGATATGCCTTTGACAATATCAGGCTTTTGTTGTCTGTGTCCTTTGTCTTTGATATGATATCCTCTATCCAGTAAAGCGTTTCAATGATAACTCTTGGGTTATCAACTAAAACCGGCATCTGCAGGAGCTTTGCAAGGTCGGCTTCATTCTGAAAGGATGAGCAGAAATAATGATCCACAACACCTGCAAGCTGACTCCGCATATACAGCGGTGCGAAATCCTCCATTTTCAGTCCCATTGCAGCCGCTTCCATAAAAAGTAAGCCCTGCTTGTGACAAAACAATCGGTCGTTTTCGGTAAATTCACGCTTTGCACTGTATACATCGCTGCTGCGTGGTGACGCTCTTTCCAGCCACATCATACGCTTTACATTGTCGGATAACGGTCGGCTTTTTGAAGGGTCTCTTGACATTTAATCCACCTCCGTATCATTGCCTGAAACATTAATGACCGTCTGATCGCTGCTGTTTTTATTTCCCGGCGGTTCAGGCGGATTTTGTTTTATCGCAGTCATCAGGCTGTCAATAATATCACCCGAAATCTTATGATTCTTATCTATCGGTCGGGCCGGTATGAACCATTCCTCTCCTGTGCCTTCTGTGTCAATGTTTCTGAAAGCAGAGGAATGCTTAAAAGCCGGAGTGCCGAATATTCTCTTGTTAAGTTCCAGCTCCTGCTGTACCTGCTCCGCAAGCTCCATAAGCTCCTGCGGCTCATCTCCTGCATCGGGAGGAAAGTAAAAGCTCTTTGAGTCGTCACTGTTTTCCACTTCTTCCGGCTGTGGCTTTTTCGGAATTATTATCTCGTCCTTTTTGTGAATTGCCTTGCCGATATAATTGTCAAGGTCAAAAACCAAAACCTTTTTTACAGTGCTGTCGCTCATCATTATGGGCAGCTCCTGACAGGGAACGCTGTAGTTATATTCCTTATCCCACCCAAGGCTGTTATAAAGAATACTGCACAGTGAGCTTGCTCCCTTTGATTTACCATCCCACGGAAATGCGTTAGGATTCGTTTCATCACAGGCTCTGACGATTATCATACGCTCAACAGGATTAAAAAGCATTTCTACATATTCTGCATCCAGCTTTTTACGGCAGGACTGATTAAAATGAATGCTTTGTGTTTTTATGTAAAACACAGGTTCAAGCACCTTGCTGAACATATCTCCGCTGACGACCTGATAGGTCTTTACCATCTGAGCCTGTTCATCAAGACCCCCGTTTTCGCTGTCGTTTCCTTCCAGCTCGTCCTTTATCTGCTGTTCGGCTTCTGTCAGCTCACGGGCAATTCTTGATATGCCGTGATCGTCAATCATTCCGCCCAGGCGATGACCGCCATCGGGTATATATTCATTTTCAAGATCGGATTCAAGGTCATCCTCAAGTATCCCCATTGCTATCTGAGCAACACGAAAATAATCGTCCGCTTCAAAGCCTGCCCATGAACGGTTCATTGAAATAAACCCGGTCAGGACACCTCTGTCTATTACTCTCATTGGAAGGTACTCGCCCTCATGACCGAAGCGTCTGCTGTTTAAAATTCTCTGAGCAGCGTTCCATATTGCCCTTGTCACAATAGCATCGTGATGATCAGGCTGAAAGTATTTGTTTTTCTTACCGTTGTTTTTCTTTGATTTATGATCCTTGAAATTCGGGGTGTATGTTTTTCTTGCAAGCACATCTCCACAGTAACGCTCGTTCCGCATAAGTACAACCACTCCGGGAGCAGTCCACTCGGTATTTACTGCTCCGTCAATCCGCCTTCTGCCTCCTGTCGGTATCTGGAGTTCTGTCAGCCGCTCTGCTATCTCGTCAGTAGTACCTCCGTTAAGAAGAGTTGCGTACATCCATTTCACGACCTGCGCCTGTGACTGATTGATTTGCAGTATCTTTCTTTTACCACCGTATTCGTCCTTTATCTCGACCTTATCGTAACCGAAAAGAGCAGGGGTCATAAAGCGCCCACGACTGAATCTCCATTCAAGGGATAACAGCATAGCTTCGCTTTTCATATGGCTTTCTTCTTCGGCTACCATAGCAAGAACAAAAAGTATAATGCCGCTTGTCTGTAATCCGGTATCAAGGTTTTCCTGTTCAAAGAAAACTCTCACAGGCGGGTCAAGGCTTTTAAGTTCTTCAATATAACCGATACAATCAAGAAGGTTTCTCGCAAAACGTGATACCGCCTTTGTTATTATCATATCGAACTTTCCTGCTCTGGCATCTTCTATGAGCTTAAGGAAACCCGGTCTGTGAGCAGTATTTGTTCCGCTGAATCCGTTGTCAACATATGTTCCCGCATATTTCCAGTTTGGATTAGACTGAATTTTTTCCTTGTACTGCTTCATTTGCAGGCTGATAGATATTGCCTGGTCTATGTCATCAGTAGATACTCTGCAATATGCAGCAACGCGAAGCTCCTTATTGGTTTCTGATGTTTCCGAATATGCTGATATCTTCCTTACCCTGCTCGGGTCAAGCTCGTCAAGCTGTCTTACAAGAGCCGCTTTTTGCTTCTGACGCTCTGTTTCAAAGGCAGTTCCGGCAGGAGCCGTACTCGGATTGGCGGCTCTTTTTTCAGCGTTTCTGCGTATATCATCCATAACCGTCACCTTCTGTAAATACGATCATAAGGCATTCTCATCCTCTCGATATTTTTTCAGACCATCGGTCTTATGCCTATGTTACCGTAATAAGCACATATTATCAACACCATAGATGATGTACCGAAATGTAGAATGTACTAAGCTTTATTTGTCATCCTTGCACAAAGCACCAATATCTGTAACAAACTCATACGGATCAAGATCAAGGGCAGCGCATATCCTGAGCGCAGTTATCATATTGGCGTTCGACAGTTTTTGATATCCGTATTCAAATCTCTGGTACTGCTGCAAAACTATCCCCGCCTTTACAGCCACCTGCATCTGCGACAAGCCTGATTCTAACCTTTTGTTTCGCAGAATTTCAGCTTCTTTTCCCATCGGACTTTTCATTATCGTCACCCCGTTAAACTGCTGATCGAAATTATCAGGTACGATTGTACCACTGATTGAATGTAATCATCAATACAACGACTCAACAAACAATTCGTAAATGATTTGTGTATGATACCTCTTGTTTTCCTGCCATAGGAATGCTAACATATCACCACCAATTCATCCGGGGAGTGTCATATATGAATTATGTAGTTGATATGAAAAAGACGGGAGCGCATATGAAAGAACTATTTGCTGAGAAGAATATAACCATTGCAGATATACAGAAAGAACTGAATTTAAGATCGCCGCAGTCAGTATACCGCTGGTTCAGCGGGGCGGCTCTGCCGACTGTTGACCATCTTTACACTCTTGCCTGTATGCTCCATGTTCCGGTCGATGAACTGCTTGTCCTGACAACAGAGACTCTTTCTGACGAGAGAGTTATGGAAATAATAAAGTGGTGCAGCAGCAAAATGCAGGAGTCTGATGAGCTCCGAAAATCATACTGGGAGCTGCTCGGAGTCGTTGTATTGCCTCTCTGATATAGGTGTGATTTGTAAAATTTTTATGAACAGCCAAAAAAACGGCCAAAAAACCCCGAAATCGTTGAACTGCTGATTTAATGAGTTTTCCGCATGGTCATCGCATTTCCGGAAAAAGAGTAAAACATAAAAAAAGACCGGCATCTGAAAAAGGCTGAAAACAAGCCGTTTTTCAGATAGTCGGTCATGATTTTTATTGAATCAGCAGTTAAATGACAAATGAAAAATCCTATGCTATAATTCGGATGGATATCCGAATTACATACAAGGAGGCAGTTATTATGGAAACAATATGCGTTACTTTATCTCAGGAGGAAAAGGACAAGCTCTTTGAGATACTGGATGAAAACAATATGACATTTGATCAGGTCGTTGAAGGCTTTTTCCGTTGGCTCATCCGTGATACTGATGCGGCACTGAAATGGCTGGGTATAGATAAACATAAGGTGATCAACTGAAAATCATTACAAGGAGAGGATGCAGAATGCATAAAGGAATTGACTTATTTCGCAATGGTCCAGATCTGGGAGAAAGAAAAAAGAGTATCATTTTTCTTGATATTGATGGCGTCATTCAGCCTTACCACAGTCAGATGAGACACGAATATGACCTTGATGCCATGATAGAAAAGCTATGCGAAAAATACGACCCGGAAGTAGTAAGACGCGGTGATAAATATGATGTTGCTGCGGCTTATTATGATTGGAACGAAATAGCGGTCGGAAGAATAGCCTATCTTTGTCACCATATGGAAGCATATATCGTCATGAGTACAGGATGGCGGCAGTGGAACGATAACGAAAGATTCCGACTGTTTTTAAGCTTTTATGGGCTTGAGGATTATTTGCTTGACACTTGCGAAAATATTTCTTTTGAGGAAATGGAAAAGACACAAAAGGACAGCGACCATTATGTTGAAGAAAAAGTTGTTGCTATAAGAAAATGGATCGAAGCCCATAAAGATGATGTGGACAGATATCTTGTTATAGACGATAAAGATATGACATACGAATTCGGAACTTCGTTTCTTTACACAGATAATATTATAACCGATGATGATACCAGGTTTGGCTGCTATTTGATGAGTACAGATAATGAGTATAAATTTACAAAGAATGAGATCAAGCTCGATCATACAAGGCTTCGTTTTGTAGAAAAAACTATCGGAGATAGAAAAGTTGTGTTTTTTCGCACATTTCACAGAAAGTCAAAATATGACACTGAATATAACAAAAGCAAGGAGCACAGATATCTGATAGCACTGCTGCGTCACCACTTCGGCGGTGACCATCTCAAATCTGCCGAACGTGCCGGATTATTTGTTTGGATCCAAAGCAAGAGGGAATACAATGACGAAGCCAGACGATATATGCAGAACTGCGGATATTCGCGTACCGGGAAATGGCGTACTGACGATTACAAGGTACTGAATCTTTACAGAGGTATAAGCGAAAAAGACAAGTTTATTTGGGAAGAAAACGAGGAAATTATAAAAGCTATGGCAGAAGAATTGTGGAATACTCTGACTTAGAGTATCCCTTTTCAGAATGAGCTTCTCTTGGCTATAATCAAGAAAGTTAACAGTTTAAGCATATTGATTTATATGGAGTTATTTATTCATGATTTTCTGCTTACTTAATCTAATGAACCGCATGGTAAAGAAATGCATATTAAGTTGGATCCTTTCAACTGATAATAATGACCCAGTAAATTATTTGCCGTTTACTGAAAGAGAAAAACATATGGAGGATTTTTAGATGGACAATAAAAATGATTCAAACCTGATTTTTATCGACTATGATTTCCTGGACACAGAAAATGCGAAAAGGATAAGGAAAGAAAATACAATCGGGTATGTTCGGGACTTTTACACAAAACACAATATCTTAAGAAAAATTCATAATGAACCGGAAATGTTTGCTCAGTTGACAGATGATGAAACCTTAACCATGTACTCATGGGACAGAGGTCGTATAGAACGAATCGATTATCGAAAATGGTATTGCGGTCATTACCACACAGCAAAAAAGATAGATAAAATACAGTTTATGTATGAAGATATAGACGTTTTACAAATCTGAGAACAAACGATTCTTTAGTTGACAGCATGATCCGTTTCAGCCTGAGTGGTCACAATTCCAATCAAATGATATTACAATGAAAAACGGAATCAGATCATCTATATAGATACAATATAGTTATCAGTGCTTTTTAAGTCTCTTTTGATATATGTCATAGTATTTACCGCTTGGATAATACACGATTGAATAGTTATTTAGATAAACCTTAGAGTCTAACGGTTTAATTTTCATAAATGTATGTTATTGCATGATATGATGATAGTTTGATTGAAAACTTATTAAAAATCTCGCCGAAGTTTTCAATGAGGTGGTAAAATGGAGATCCGAAGAGACAGATATTTGCAGCAAATAATTGATTATAGGTGTGACGGACAGGTCAAGGTCATCATAGGTATCCTGCTTATCAGTATATGCTCCGTCTTTATTCGCACGTCGGACAACGCAGAGTTATCTATCCGAAGGCGCAGGCATGACAGTTCAATAATACAAAAACCCGACACCACTGCCAGACATAAACTGACAGCCGTGTCGGGCTATTCATTTTGTGAATGAGTATGTTCTGATATGCTGACGGATATCAGCTCCGGCGGCAAGATAACGCAGAAGTATTTCCGCACAGGCGCGGCTGTCGCTTGATGCCTTGTGATGATCAAGGGCTATGCCGTAATAGTCGCACATATCGTTCAGCTTATGACTTATTCCCGGAAGCAACCGTCTGCCGGTCTGTACGGTACAGACATACCGGACATATGGCTTCCACTGGATATCATAATCTCTCAGGCACTTTTTCAGGACGCTCAGATCAAAAACGGCATTATGTGCAACTATCATTCCGCTTGACATATATGGTTCTATTTCCTGCCATACCTGCGGAAATGTGGGGGAGTCTTTTACAGTTTCTTCGCTGATACCTGTAAGCTGAATATTAAAATAATCAAAATGCGTTTCGGGATCAACTAACGAATAATAGTCATCAACTATTTCTCCGTTTTCAATTATAGTTATTCCGATCGCAATCATACGGTTATTCTGATAATTAGGCGTTTCCACATCAAACACTATAAATCTTGACATATTTTTTCTCCCTGTTCTGATAAACATAAGCCTGTTACAGAAGAATTACACTCCCGTTTATTCCTCTCTCCATTAGTAGTAAAACAGTAGTAATGTCTGTGTGTAACTGCGAAAATCCGGCACAGTATGCCCCCGTTTCAGCGGATAGTAAATCTTACCCCCGGCTTCTGCCGTGGCAGATGAACATTACTTTTATCATATAAAATTCCTTTCTCAAATTGCTGTAAAAGGGCATAAAAAGCCGTATTTTGCGAGG